CATCCGTTGATGGTATCGTGATGGAGTCTGAATCACCGCCAGAGGTACTTCCCCAGTAAGCCGAAGCAGTACCAATCTTTTTTATTGCTGTATCTAACTCGGCTGTTCCATTTGCCGTTACTGTAAGAACACTTCTTTCAGCACTATCCGTAAAACTAGTCGCCAGTTCCGTGGATGAGTATTTCTGGTAGAACCCGTTAGTGCCGAATGTCAGATCAGATGCGTCTATGGGTTTCCATTGCCCAGTTGCGGTATCTGTTTCACCAAAGTCTGACGCGTCTGTTACATAAACGTCATCAAGTGCATAGAATTCTGCGAGGTATCCGTCCCAGCGTCTATCTGATCTCGCTGTTGACGAGGAATTTGCATCCTCACCGATTCTGTTAATCTGGTCATTGAGAATCCATGAACCATTTGTTGAGTTAAGATTTGCTCTATTGTCTGTTGAGAAATCCGTTTCTTCCTCGCCATTGATCCATATCCGCACTTTGTTGGAATCTGAGGCTTGAGAGCCATCGTGAGTTAGAACGAGATGATACCAACTTGAGGGATCACGAAAAAGTCGGGTCGTGACCACCCCACCATACAAAGTGGTTGGCGTAACTGCCTCACCGATTTTAGACCACCAATTAAGTGTACCACTGCTGTTGATACTTAAAGACGCCCGTTGGTAGGCGTTTTTGTAGGAAGAAAGAATGGTTTTCGTTACACCAGTGTTTCCGATTTTGAACCAAAGGGATAGCGTGAACTTATTAGTGTAACTGCCGGTGAAAGTTTTTATTAAGCCCGGATCATCGGTTTCGTTAAACCGCAACGACTGATCAATCGTGTAGTCTGCCGCCGCAGACTTGGCTAGTCCTGTTTGGAGTACGGGCATTTAACTGAGGGCTTCGCTCGCCGAAACATAAACTGAGGTTCCATCGCTGTAGTAAGAAATTAAATATGTTCCCGCCGTGGATACATCCCAAGATGCGCCTTTCTTAACTTCACTCCCAAGGGATATTGTGTAAGCGGAGGGATTTATCAATGTGATGAACCCTGCCTGCCCAGCGCTTTCATTTGAAAATTCAAGAGTGTCAGCCGCGCCCGGTGTGTATTTGAAGTTGTTGGCGGTATCTAAATCTAAAGTGCCGTCTGTAACAACAGAAGGAGTACCACGCTGAGTGCCTGCCCATGATTGGTCTACGTCTGTTTTGGCTGTGTCTGCGTCATAGGCTTGCACATCCGTGTCAATGACAAGTCCTAGATTTGTTCTCGCAGATGAGGCACTGGAGGCTCCAGTCCCGCCATGCAACACAGCAACATCAGTGGCCTCCCAAGAACCGGCTGATACCGTACCTACCGTAGCGATACTGGCGTTACCAGTGGTGGCTGATTTCCCGTCTAACTGTGTTTGGGCGTTGGAGGACAGAGTGCCGATGTATTGGAATTCCGCGTCTGAAACAGAACCGTCTGCTAACTTGCTTGCGTCTATACCGGCTGATGCGTTTATCTTAACATTCGTAATCGCGCCGTCAGCCACGCTTACAGCGGCCCAATCAACACCATTGGTTGCTGTTGAGTCTGCTGTTAGAACATATGTATCAGTTCCCACAGGTAGCCTGGTTTCAGAATCTACCGTATTGTATACGAGTAGATCGCCCTTGGTGGTGAGTTTATCGTCACCAACAATGGATACCATCTGCCATTCAGAGGAGGCAGATGAATACTTCATATACTGGTCATTTGTAGGTGCGGTAGAAGTCACAGAGGTTCCTTGTATGGAGTCCACTGTTACCGCCCCAGCGTTTGTCATGGATACGTCACCAGACAATGCGGCTGCTGTAAAGCCGGTGCCATCACCGATCATTATCTCTGTAGTTGCTAGAGCAAGGTCGGAAGGTACACCGGAGGAATTAGCATTACGCACCTTAACGGTATTCGCCGCCATGTCAGCCAATTCTGCGTTAGCAATACCAGCGTCTTTTACAGTTACAGCGCCAGAGGATACTAAGAAGTTATCAGTAGAGAATGATGCTACACCTTTATTGGCCGAGGTTGCCTCTTCAGCCGCGATAGTAACCGTACTGCCTGTTGAAGATGTATCAATACCTTCTCCGCCTGAGATTGCTAGAGTTTCGGAGTCAAGGTCTATAGCAATAGGACCACCAGTATCCGTGCTGATATCCAAATCTTCAGCGGTAAGCTGTGTATCTACATACGCTTTGATAGACTGCTGGGTTGCAAGTTTAACAGCAGAGTCAGATGACATATCATCTTCGTCTTTAATACCTGTAACTGTAGCCCCATCTGCGTTTACATTAAGAGAGCTGACCACGGCGGTAGACGCTGCGGCTGCTCCGATGGTAGTGCCATCTATCGTACCGGCATTAATGTCTACACTGTTACTTGTTTCCGGGTCAACAGCCAGGGTGATCCATGCATCGTTAGCCTGGTTTCTAACCTTTAATAGATTGTTAGTGGTGTCTAGCCACAGAAGACCCATAGCCCTAGCAGCGTGTCCTGTCGCACTCGTATCTACAGTTGGACCTGGAGAGTCTTTTGCTATAAGAACCTGTACTGCTTGATCCGGTCCTACACTATCCGTACCCACCGGGAAATTCTGTTTAAGAATTTTTTTGATAAGTTGCAGATGGTCATCGCCTTCTGACACGTTATCAGAAGAAACTGGATTCGTCTGAACAAGTGCGCTTATATAATTTCCTGTTTCCAGCCCCATACCTTATTCCTCAATAATATCCAGAAGTGTTCATTACTCTCAGTTCTGAACCGGAGTGCCTATCTTTATCGTTTTGTTCTTGTAGGTCAGAGAGCGCCTGTCTTAGCCCTCGCTCCCATATAGGGATGCGTTGGTCATTCATAAGAAAAGGCTCTGCCTGTAATAGTGTTCCATACAGGTAAACATCTGGAGCGTTAAGTATCACCCAATTGGTTGTAGTTGTATCACTAAGACTATCAAAAGTTTTATAGTATGTCATAGTGTAGTTATATACGCCGTCTGGTGTAGGCCCGAAATAAACATCATCTCCTATTATAGTATAGGCGCTAGGTTTCCCTGACGTACTCCCTCCCCAAACTCTATACATCATTTCTGGAGAAAGATATTGCAAGGGTGTGATCGGACTTGTCGCCAAATGAATCTCTCTCATTTGAACGTAACCAGTGGGAAGACTATATGCTTTAGTGCCTCCGACTGTGGCGGTAGTAACATTTGTTTCCATAGCCCTTATCCGCAATACTCTATTGAATATTGCTTCATTGAGTGCTATGAATTCGGGTATTCGATCAGACAGGTCATCCCTATCTAACCAATTACTCACAGCAGTCTGCAAGGTGGAATATGTGTTAATAGCCATTAACTATTCTTGCTATTAAACCAGATGGCGCTATTGACAACAGGCTTTTGATCGTTGCCTGAAAACGTGGGTTGGTATAACCACATGATTAAATCCTCGTTGGTGTGGTCCTGAGAAACTTGTTATCAGGATCATTTAAATATTTTGCCAGTAACTTTGGGTTATTTTCAATGTCACCGTTTGTTTTCTTTACCCAAAATTCCCAAATGTTTATAGGAATAGAAGCGACTGTTACTGCGCCAGTATCTCTCCCAGAGGCTTTGCCAAATGTAAGTTTGTCGCCATAGTTAATTAAGTCTAACTTATTCTTTTCTATGATGGGCTGTACATCTTGGTAAGTATTAATAGTTGCAGTGCCATCAGTATTAATATCCAGTTTCCAAGGCCGTGAGTCTGGAGCATCATAGTTCCATCCTGAAGAATTCATAACGGCATCTCACTCCTGTCAGAGCAAATCTCTTTGAATCTTTTATGAATATTCTTTTCGTGGAGTTTAGCGTCTACAGATTTCTTTTCAGTCTTGGTAGACTTGCTTGAGTTTAACTCCTTTTGAAGTTCCTTCTTTGTTACCATAAAATCTTTCTCCCGAAAAAATAAAGTGATGATCCATTTGTCTCCTTCCTCTGGAGGCAACCCCATATGCAAGGAGGATGGATGCACTAATTTGTTCTCGTCAAGACTTCCGAACATAAGCACTCGGCCCTGAACGGCCTGGACAGAAAAGCCAAGAACAGGAAAGACTGTACCACCACCATTTGCTACGGTATTAAGGTAACAGACAATGGTAGTACAGCGATTCCCAGCTTCTTTAGTTCTGGAAGATTTTGGCATCTCTCCCATTTCATCTAAAAGAAATGCATCGTAATGAGGTTTATACTCCTGACCCGGCTCGTACCTCTGAACATTCAAAGGTTCTAACCGGGTAGGAGGTAAACCACACATATCGGATAACGCTTCAATAACACCGTCTAATACATCATTGTCACCGTAACTGAAAAAAGTACCTTTGCTGGTTCTGATCTCATCTTGGATATAATCACCATCACGGTTTATTAGATTGTCGCCAAGCCCTTTGTTTTCGGCAAGACTAACTATGTGTTCACATAAAGCGGGTGAAAGCACATTATCTTCAACAACAATCGTAGGAGTGTTATTGTATTTTATCATTAAGCGTCTTTTACTCCGATAACTGCCGCACTTGCCAGACCATTCTTGGCACGAAGACCGTACTCAGCAATCATCAACTGCTTGATGCTGTCACCAGTCTTGGCAAGAGTTTCAGTCTGGAATGGACGCAGATAGTCAACTGACCAAAAATCATAGTCAACAAAGAACAACATATCTGCCATCATATGACGGCTTGGAACAAGTTTCAGAGTACCGAAATCAGTCACCAGAACATCAATGGCGTTGATAGCGGTAGCTGGTTTTGCACCTGACGCGTTCGATTGAATGTCAGCAACAACTGAACCACCAAGCGCACTAATCTTTGCTTTGAGGTCAGCCGGTGTCAGAATTGTCGAAGGTTCTCCGCCAAGAGTAAAACAGCGCTCCATAGCAAGGTTAATCATCGCCATAGTCAGGACAGCCGAAGTACCGAAAGATGCAACAGACGTTCCAGTAGCCGCATTAGTAACGCCAACAACAGGAGAAGCCGAACCAAGAATGATGTTCGATGTTCCTGCCGATCCAGTACCAAGCCAAGACATAACAGCAGCCGTCTTACGAGCGGTAGTTGCGTCACCTGCAACTTTCACATCGTTAGATAGCAGCATCTTTTCCATGTCACGCTTAATTTCTTTTGCGCGTTTAGCGAGTTGGTAAGCCTGAGTAGATTTCCTACCAGCAAAATCTACCGCTTCAGCCGTTCCTGAACTCTGAACTGTTTTGTACGAAATCTGAGCATAATTGGTCAGACGAGTAGGCTCTGAAACTGCCAGCGCCGCCATAGAGTCATTTCCTTCTATCTGCTGGTTAGCAGCGGCTGCGGCTAATGAATCCGTTTGCCACTCAAACAACGTATTGTCAATCGACCCTTTGCCTGCGCCAGAAAGAAATGGCGTTTCCATAGGGCTTATATTATAAATTATATTACTTAGGTCTTCCCTAATGCCGATGGCACTATAGGTTGTCCTAGTATTTGTTGCGATAGCCATAATTGGCCTCCTTTATTATTATAGTTCTACGAAATCTTCAAACAGACTTGCGGCATCTTCGGCCTTTCCTGTCTGCTGTAGACGTTTCATTTGTTTTTTACGTTTAACGCTATCACTACTTGCCTTTTCTGTTTTAGCTTTTCCACGAACTACTTTAGGTTTATTCTTTACCTTCTTAGACCTGACAGTAGTTTGTTTCTTCTGCATATCTTCATATGCTTTAGCCTGCATTAAAGTAAGTATATATCTATGATCGACAAGTTGATTTAACTCATTCTGGGTAAATCCCTTGCTCAAAGCAAATTCGACAACGGCCTTTTGTATAGCCTGCCGTTTATCATCTTCTGCCCATTGCGGGATAATCTTAGCCATCTTTTGGTGTTCTTCGACAGCGTTACGTTGCTGTTGTTCCTGAAATGATTGCATGGCCTCTGCTTGGGCATGTTCATGAGCATTTTTTAGAGCTTGAACCTGATCTTGAGCCTGACGATACTCATGGCTTTTGATTAGATATTCTTCTCTATCCTCATTTTTCAGTCTTTCCCAGTCAACGTTTTTGTATTGTTCAAGATAGGAATGGTTACTTTCAATTGCTTGTGCGACTGCGCTAACGTACTGCTCTCTGGCTTGCTGAGTCTGGGCAATTTCACCTTTGTACTGCTCTACTGTCTGGTCAATTTGCTTTCGATATTCTGCAAGTTGTTGAGTTTTCCTTGTGTAATCCGCTTGTCGGGAGTAGCCTTTGACGAGTTCTTCTTCTGAAACTTCATATTCCTCTCCGTCTACCGTTACAGTATAGAGAGTAGTTTCTTCCGAGTCATCTTCAGCTTCTTCCTCAAGGGATTCTTCAGACTCGTCATCCTCAATAGTTTCGTCTTCGGTTTCTTCAAGCTCTTCTTCAGACTCTTCTTCAACCAATTCCTCAACTTCATCAGATGTTTCCTCTAAAGCGTCTTCAGTTACTTCTTCAGACGGCGATACCTTCTTCTCCTCTTCTGGTTTTTCAATTGAATCCCAGAGGTTAAGAAAAGCATCTTGGGCTTCGGATATACTACCAGATTCTTTGGGTAGCTCACCGGGTAAATGTGGGGCTGCTTGCGTATCCACCATAATAATCTCCTAAACGTGGTATTCCTTGAGTTTCTTCGCCATATCTCCCGTTTCTACAATGGAGGTTATATGAATACGAATCCGATCAAGGAGTCTTAATGATAGCCAGATTTGTTCTCTGGCATCTACTTCGCTGACTCCTGAAGAATTCCAAGAGTTCAGTAAATTTTTCTCTAGCGTTTCAAACGCTTCGTTAAACAACTTATCACTGAGGAGGCGTTTAGCGTGTTCCTCTCTTATTTCACTGCTCATTATAAATATCCGTAGCGTTTGGGGTAAGATGGGTACATCAATCCTAAAGGTATACCTTCTCCGTGAAACTTAGTCAGCGGCGACCTTTCTGGAATATAAACATCTACTCCTCTACCTCTGGCAAGTCCTATAAGATACTCCATATTCGGTCTTTGGTAAGCGAACTCAGATATGTATGATGGATCGCCAGGAACAGGCTCTAAATCAGCCATATCTACTCCCCATATACCTATCTTATCTGCTCCTTCTAGGAGAGCCATACCCATTAAGTAAGATATAGATGAATTAAAGTAATCAAACCCAAGGTTATCTACAACTTTTTCAACTGGATACCTAATTGCGTTAGGTATATCTTCATAGGCTTCCTGCATATATAGGATAGAAAGTGATTTAAGTCTTTCTTCGTAACCATCTCTCCGCTGTGCTTCTGGTTTTCTCAGGAGATCAAGAGGATGTATCTCAAAATATCTGTCAAAGAAAGGCCATCTTCCTTCGTCCCAAGGTAATCCCCAAATCTCACCGTTGAAATTGTCTAGCTCAGATTTGTCATATTGCGCCATACCGCAGATGGCAATGTTCATCCTATAGCTATTGGTCGCTTCTGTTCGGCTTCTAGTTGTAATTCAGCGCTTTTCAGTTGTGCCTCAACCGCTGCTTCAGCCGCATCCTGTTGGAGTCTTTGCTGTTTCAACTGTAAGTCAGCCGCTTTAATTTGTAACTCTTGCTGCTTGATCTGCATCTCCATCTGCTTTTCTTGTTCTGCTGGATCAGGTTGTGGAGGAGTCATCTCTGGGTTGGTCAGGAAGTCATCGACATTCTGGAATCCCATATTCTTTACAAGAGCCGCACCCATGTTATACATATTCTTTTCATTAACTATGCTAAGACCGCCGCGCATTGCGTCACCGGCAAACTGTAGCATAGTGGTAAGATGCATTAACTGTTGATCTCTATTACCGTTACCAATGCCTACGGCAACAGTGCAGTCCATTTTGTCACGCCACATATCAGGACGGACAGGAACCCACTTGTTGCGTAGTTTAACTACACGCTCTTTATCTTGGTTCTTTAAGACAAGTTCGTATATACAGCGCATTAAATCTCTAACGCCAGTCTCAGCAAAGCAACGCGCTATTAACTCGACTCTTGATTGAGCCGCTGTCATTGTAGCGTTTACTGCTGTAGCGGTGGTGTGAGAGGTTAATGCATTATCATTCAAGCCTTGGCTATATTTATTTACTCCGCTACGCGACTCTCTTTGCTCGTCAAGGTAGCCTAACATCTGGAATGAAGATGCCTCTAGCTGTGGAGTTGCCAGTGGCATAATAGCGTTGGGAGATTTAACTCTTACTACACCGCCTGGGCGCTGTGATAGAAGGTCATCCAGATTCGCTTGACCCTCAAGGACTGCGTACCTACCAAAGTTCTGGTTGTACATATTGTCCATGAGGTTCCGCATCAGAGTGCTTTTAATTAATTGCAGGTCCATGATAAGGTCTGCAATAGAGAGTCCAAAGAATTTATGAGGAATCTTTACTGGAGTAATACTTACAAAAGGAATACGATCAATAGGTTCGTTGGCTAAAACTTTATTACCTACAGAGCATACCTTTCTTAACTCAGCGATACCATCTCCATCGTAGTCTGTTCTCAAGAAAGACTCATGCAGCCAATATGTTCTTAGAGCGTCCTCTTCTTCCGGGCCTCCCCATCCGTTAAAATAATCAGCAGATTTATCAAACTGATAACGGCTAAGACGCTCCGCAGAAAAAGCGTCCATATCATCCCCACCTCCCAGGTCTTCTGGTTCCAGGGTTTCATCAGGATACATAAGGCGTAACTCTGATAGAGTTTTCATTACACGGTGGCAGGTAAATCTAGCGTCTTGAATATCTTTAGCCTCGCGGCTTATAAGGAATTCATCAGGAGTAACGTTTTCAATCTTGACTCTACCAGTATAGGTTTTGCGCTTTATTACGATATCGTGTTTCGCGCCGTAATCATCCATATACGGAGTATGCTCAATAACATCTACATCAGGCTGCATAACAAGAAGATCAAACTCCTGCTCATCTAAGTTGTTATACTCTTCTCTATTCCAGTCTTCGTACTCATCCCACCATACTTTTACGATACCGTTCTTTTGTAGGAGTGCATCAGTAAACCATGAATAAAGAATCTCCCATCCATTGTTATCTTTGGTAAATATATGGTTGACGTAATCTGTGGCCTGATTCGCAGTCTCTACATCTTCTGGTCCATGCGGCTCAAATGTAACCATCTCATCGCCAGATGCGAACACCCGCATGAGTGATGGCTTTATCCACTCGACAGTATCCATGACAGATGAATCAACGTATTGACTCCTGCCTTCAACTTCGTTACCAAACGGAAGTCCATAGTAATAATCCATAGCAGATTCCCGCTGCTTGGATATTGTATCATTATACCCTAAAGCATCAGAGATTTCTCCCTGAACTCTGGATAATAGTTCTTCGTCTGTTATACTAGATGATGCCATAATGTTTATATTCTATTTCGTTAGTCCATGTTGGATCGCTACCGGATACAGCAAACCTTCTTGATAATACCGCATACCTTGTTGCGCTCATTAAATCGTCTTTAAATGCTACAACTTTACCGCCTTTCCGGTGATACATTCTAAACTCCTCAAACCAATCGGCCAGAGTATTGAATACATGGAACCTTCCCTGCTCCATGTACTGTATCATATCCATTAAACCTTCCTCTATGGAGTTACCACCTTTATTTTGACCTAATGCTGGTGGATTAGAGAAATGTTCTAAGAGCATATTGCACCCTAGATTCCTATACTGGTCTGCTAAACCCGGATTTCCCATACTATCCCTGCGATTTCCGTCATGTGGGTAGGCTATCGGCACAGAATCAGGTCTTGTTCTGATTGACGCTGCATGAACAGAAGGAGATGCTTTTGATTGCCGATAACAGTCATACACATAGATTTCATCGTTATCTTTATCCCAGGCCGTCCACACTACAGCAGTAGGATGATCCCACCCAAAGTCAATACCGGCTATACGGCACCAATGATCCTTAATATGGACAGGATCAATCATCACTTTGTCTTCTTGTATTGGGAAAACAAGGCCAGAACCGATACTAGGCCTGCCATATCGCCTCATTTCTCTCTCATGTGGGGAATAACTAGAGAGAATCTGAGTCATTACATCTTCATTTAGGTGGCCTTTAGAGCCACTCATTGATGATATCTTCTCAGATGCGTCATCCCAAGTAGCATTTGTGAGAGATTGCCCATGCTGGAGGTTGTTCATAAAGCTGGCAACAGTCTCGGTCATGCCCGATTCTGGGGTGAAGGTCATGTAAACCATGCCTTGTCTATCCAGAGTACGGGTAACAGCCTGTGAATACAGTTCTCTGCTTGGCTCTTCATCAAGCCATATACAGTCTACACTACGTCCCTGCCACTTTTCCACACCCATTTCATAGGCTTTAAAGAATAAAGAAGAGTTCCCGCCCGAAACGTGTTGTATAAGCGCAACACTTTTAGCGTTCGGTACACCCGGTTTCCGTTCCGTTTTTATTATTTTACTTTTAGGTATGGCACCGGAACCAAATGCTTCAGGATCATCTGGGGAACCCAATAACTCATACTGCACGATATCTCTAGTAGTCTCATTCGATACACCACCGGCCCATGCGGTAATAGGTTGTCTGTACCTTCTACCCTCCCACCATTCAGGATACAAGCCTGTTAGGTGGTAACTCATCTCTGCCGCGCCTGAGTAGGACTTGCCTATTCTGTTAGCGGCCATCAGGAGCCTCTGGTTGGCCTCTGAGCCGGTTTTATGAAACTTCTGCTGGTAAGGGTAAGGGTCGTACTGATCTATCCTGTTGAACCTCTCACGCTGTCTTAGAGTGCGTACTAGCTCTAAGGCTCTAGTGTTTGTATCCAAGAGCGGCTAACTCCTTTTTAATATCCTCGTTGCTCATTTGATCCATGGTAGTGGTTTCAATCTTATCTATAGGTTTAAGGCCAGCGCGATCAAGTATATCTTTAATCGCCCCAAGTCTAACCGACTCAGACTCAGCACTCTCGGCAAGGTCTGTAAGCCATTTAATACTTGAAGGTATTTTATCAGCAAGAATCTTCTGGGTTTCCTTCTGTATCTCGCTTTGCAGTTGAGACTTTAGCTGAGAGCCTTTTACTTTAGCAGTCTTTTCAGAATAGCCAGCAACCACCGCAGCCTTAGTTGCGTTGCCTGTTAGAACGTATGTCTCTATAAACTTGTCTTGTTTTTCTGTCAATTTGACATTCCAGGCGGATATATGTATGCACCGGGCTTGGATTGGTTAAGTATAATTTCTTCTTGAGAGATGGGAGAGTTGACAGGTATGATAGGTTGCCCAACACTAGGATCAAGCCTGTGAGCATAATCTCCCGGGAATGTTAGATTAGACAACGCTGGCCCAACAGCGCCTAAAGCGTTCCAGAAGTCATCTAATCCTTTCCAGCCTTCTTGACCCGGATGCCTGTCCATTTCCGTAGAATAAGTTTCATCTGATGGGAAAGGAGACAATGGACTCCATTCACTTGAGCCTCCACCTGAGAATAAGTTTTCATAGAAGTCTGGGTTTTCATTGTACATATCAGTATAGCGCTGTCGTTTAGCGGCGAACTCTTCCTGCCTAACTCTTTCTGCTTCTACCATCTCCGCTACCATTTCGTCATAGCGTATTTGTGATTCATCCACTGCTTGCTGCCATTGTTTTTCCTGGTCAGAATGAATAGTAGGCACATTAGACCTCAACCAATCATTATAATGGTCTTGAACCATACTGTTTGTGACTCCGGGTTTATACGTCCACTGATCTGGGAATATAGGATTTCCCAACCGCTTTTTTGCCCAGTCTGGGGTTATATAGGGAGACAAACTTCCCTCGCCTATTAAATCCTGAGTTAAATTATAATAATCTAAATTACCTACCTGCTGCTCGCCATCCCTTCTCCAGCTCTGCGGGCCTCCAACATTAGTATTATATTTCCCGGTGCGCTCATCCTTTTCTCCCAACCCTTCTGTCCAATGAGGAGGTTTATACATTTCAGGATCGGGAGGCTCAGGTGCCGGCTCTAATGGCGGGACATTCTCATTTAGCCAATCGGATAAGTTGAAATCTACGGGTTTGTCCTTATGCGGATTTCCAGGTGACGGTTCGGAAACTGGCTGTTCAGGTAATACGTAAATAGGATCGCCTACCGCATTTGGTTGAAACGCATCCTCTACTGGAACGTCATATTTATAATCTTCTGCTGTAGATAAATTTGGAATTAAAGACCCAAGACCGGGAATCTTATCCTGAAGAAGCGTTAGAAGAGGAATAGTCCAATCTATCCCTTCCCCAACCGAGTCTTGTGCAAATCTATGTCCCTGATTATATGCCCATCTTCCGAATGGAGTCATATTTTCGTATTCTTTTAAACGCCAGTCTCCATCAGACAAACCGTGTTCATACCAGTCTAAAAGACCTTCTACCCGATTTCCTTGCTCATCAACTCTATAATAATTATCACTGATAATGTTAAGGAATGGAGGCGGGCCTTCAATAATATTACCGGGTTCTGGAAAGTTTGAATTAGACCAATATTTTTTAGTTATTGGAACTCCTCTTGCGCCAGCGGCTCCCGCACCACCAATTCCCTGCATTTGAGTATTGAAAGACTGCATTAATCTTTCTAGTTCTTCTTCGGTCATTAGTTCTTATTCCAGTTCCTAAATAAAGCAAATCCTTTCTCTGGATCGTCTTTTATGAATTTCTTGAATCCTGTCGGACCCATGTTATATGCACCTAATAGACTCTTCTCTGTCACAGGAACACCTAATCTTTGAAGGTATACCTCATTAGACTTCATTAGAGTCCTTGCTGCCATCTTAGCAAAGGTGTCATTGTCCATTACATCTTTGAACTTCTTTCCTTTTAACTCTTTAGGGAAGGTAACACCAGTAATTTTAGCATCCTGCTCTAATCCTTTCCATGTAGAAGGAAGGAATTGAGCAAGACCATAGGCTCCCTTACTGGATGTATTACCAGGTTTACCAGAAGATTCAGCCCTGAATAGGCGATCAAGATCAATGTTGTCTGCCAGAGTTCCTATTTGAGTCTTAAACTCTAGGTCAGGCTTGAAGTCTAGTAGTCCCATATTAGTGTTTTCTTATTAATGGCTAATGTGCCTCCGCTGTATGGGGAGGATATATATATATGTTTTAATTTCTAATGGGGTGGGGCCTCATCACCTGCATCCAATGTATTCGGAGCCCTGGAGGCTATAAAAGGTAGAGAACGAGGCATTACAGCCGAGTCTCTGCAATGGATGGTTCAGAGTCCGTGTGTGTGTGGGAGGAGGATATACTCACAAGGTTATCTGAGGCTTGTATACTTCCCTATAAGGTAATCAGAGCCTGGGTAATAACTCTTATCATCTTTAATGAATACCGCGATTGGTTACTCTTGCACAGTCTTTGATAGACTAAGGATGTGCGCTATCCTACCGCTTAACTTCCTACTTCGATCAGGAGGAGAAATGGTAATGCTAGGTACTCTAGGTAAGTATATGATTGTATCATACGATCCTCCACTTGTATAGGGATACCGCGATAATTAATACTGAACCATGCTTTCCAGGCCGATATCGCA